CAATCCCCTGTGCGTTTTCGGTGTAGGTGGTAATTGCCCTAACGATTGCGACCCGCTCACCAGCGATAACGTGCATTGGAGTGAGGCCATTATCAAGCAGACTCTCAATTTCGGTTCTGGTCAGACGATTGCTAATGTCGGGGGCAGCAATACCGGTGAGCACCCGATTGTTTAGCGGCTGCGCGGGGTCGCTTTCCGAAGCGATAACTGCGGCGTATGCAGCGGCTACTTCAAAGAGACAGCTCTTTGTTCTTGGCAGGTATCCGCAAGTAATCCGCCAATGGTTCAATGTGATCTCGGTGGCTTCGCCAAACATCTGTATCACCCCGATTGCTGGGCGCTGTTCCATCGGGCCGGAGATTTCGTCAAGATGGGTGCCAAGATCAGCCCAATTACCTTCATCAACAAACGGGATGCAGATAATGTCGTAGTTCCCTGGGAACACAGTATCGAGCGCGCCGCTGGTTGCGCCAAGGTCTGGATCGGTTGCCCCGCTTGCCATCCCCGTAACGGTTGCGGTGATTCCTGCGGCAGTGCAGCTGCACTCAACAGGTATGTAGTTTCCAACGGTTCCGGCATTGCGTGCGGTAAGGGTAACGGTGGCGCTTGAAACGCCACTGGTAACAGGCAGTTCATGGGCAATTGCAGAAACAGCGGTATTCAGTGCGGTTGCAATTGCAGCGGCCAGATCTCCGGAAGAGATAGCAACCTCTGCAACGCGATTACCCACACACGCCCGCAGCACCCCCGCAGAGGTAGCGGTCCCGGACAGAGCGATAGTGCCGGTAGCCTTGGTGATGCCACTGTCTGCCACTGCGCACACGGTCAGGTCAAGGCTGGGGTTTGCGTCAAGAGCGGCCTTTACCATCAGATGGCACTGAGACCCCGCTCCAAAGTAAAGCCGTGCGTCGGCATCGCTGAACACCTTTGTCGGGACCAAGGCGGCAACGCTTCCCGTAGAAAGGCGCTGGGCGATGATTAACATCGATACATCGTTTGCAGGAAGCGACTGGCGGGCGGCGTTCAGATTGAACTCGCTATACACACCAGGCTTTCTAATTGAGCTGGGAATATCGGAAAAAGAGACGTTGGGGCTGGACATCGCTTACTGCTCCTTTTTGGACTGTTTTTTTACTGCCAGAGCAAGATCGTTAGAGACCTCAACCAGCGCACCATTGCGAAGTGCTGCCCTGAACAAAAATTTATTTTCAACGTGAATCGGCGCGTCTCCAAAAATGACCCCGCCAAGTTTCATGGTCCCGACTGCTGCGCGCACAAACAACCGTTTCGCTCTCATCGTCAAATCTCCACGATATCCTGGGCTTCTGCAACATCGTCGCCCGGTTTGATGTAATAATTCAGCCCAAGGGTTACCAACTCAACCGCTTCGTTTTCGTCAATCGCCGACACCGGATAAGCAGTTTCGAGATCCACCTGATAAACAGTCTGGCCGATCTCACGATATTCCGGTGGGGTAGCATCGCGAAAGGAACGGGGAGCAATGGGGTTGATACTTAACCCAAGGGTTTGCCCCATCAGATACCCAACTACACCCTCAACGATTGGATATATACCGCGCTGGCGCTCATCGAGTTTTCCTAAGCATTTAAAGAGCACATACACGGATATGGTGACGTTGAGCCGCCGTTTCTCTATGGTGAGCGGCGCAAATGTTCCAGTGTTGATAGCAACCGCAATCTCTGGGGTATTCATTCCGGTCACATCATCGGCAGATCCAATCTTTTTAACACCGAGCCCAGCAACCTTGAGCCGTGCGATTACTCCCGCCTCAATTTCCCGAAGCATCAGTACCCACCCAGTGTTGTTGCCGTGAAGCGCTGCGCCGGGCTTGATACTATTGCGCTAACACTCGGAGCCATTTCTCGATGTTCGGTATTCACAAGTGAGCGCCCAGCCTGAATATCCGCAAGTTTTTTTTCTGTTGCCCGCAGCCTCTCACGCACCCACTCTGGGAGGTTCATCCCAAAGCGGCGTTTGTAAAGGCGAATGATTGCACTTTCACAGGACAGGTTTTTGATAAGCTCCGGCACAGGGGAAAGGGGAAGATCCCCCGCCCTCCCGTGCAGGTGCGAATCTATCTCAGCGTCTGCTGCATCGATAGCAGCATTGACCCTGCTATCAACGATAGAGCCTGCCCCTTCATCATCGGTGAGATCAAGAAGGCTATCTGCTGGCTCAACGGCCATGATGTCGTTGATAGTGCAATACGCCATTACTTGCCAGCCTCGATGCAAAGTTCCCGAACCTGTGCCCGCAGATATTCAAGGCTTTTCCTGCCGTCGAGATTCACGCCAAATGATAGCGCAAGCTCCTGCAGTTCGTCCTTGGTCATCGCGTCAACAGGATTTTGGTCTGGGATTACTGCAGGTTGTTCGGCAAGTTCCTGCAAACCATTTCCTAACAGGTGGTCAAGATCTCCCTCGACCACACTGCCAGGAGTCATTTCTGCACCATTATGTTCAATGCGCCAAACTACGGTATACTTTGCCATAAAGACCTTTATGCAACCGCATCAATGAAGAGATATCCCAAGTCGTTTGCCGTCACGACTTCTTTTACAGATTCGCCAGTGCGCACACGAAAACCACCGCGCATACCGATGTTCTTATCTTCCCATTTTCCTGCAACACGGTCACCAAACTGAGCGGTGAACCCAAACGTTGTGCCGCTGCGGGTGTTGGCAAGGGAATCCCGGTAGATGAACGCAGCATGCTTTCCCCATAGGCGGGCCATCGATGCCGTTTGACCTCTCTTGGCGCTATTATACCAGCTTTCGCCAACATACAGCGCTTCCAGTTCGAGCAAGTTTGCAATCTGCTGAGCTGTTGCAACACCACTGTCGCCTGCATTACCATGCACAGCCTTCACAATTGCAGGATGAGTTGCGACCTTTGTGAAAACGGCTCTTCCCCACACGGCGATGTTGGGGCGCATGACAACAGAGTCAAGGGCCGTCATAATCGCTGTCAGTGGGTTGCTTGTGGTGTCGCTCCACTGCGAAGTGCCTGACAAGGTGGTGCGGTTTGAAGATGCGTATGTGCCAGACGCAAGAACCAAATCTGCAGCTCTCTTTTCCCTATCAAGCATGATAAGGTTTGTCAACATTTCTGTTGCATGCCCGGCAGGGTCATACCCTTCTGGGGCATTCATCATATCTGCCATCGGAATCGGATCTTCAAGGGCATAGTCAACCGTGCTTGCAGTCTCTTCGGTAAACCCAAACTCAAGCTCGTTCGGTCGTCCTGTACGGCCTACTTTGGTGTCTGGGATAGTGAACCCATCGGCCAGGGCGTATTTGCGATACTTGAACTCTTCTTTCGAAACCGGGACACGCGGCAAAACATCATCGGCAATAAATCGTTTGTTTTTATAACCGATTGCAATTGCGGTGAGTTGTTCATCAATAGGAAACGGTGCTGGCATTTCGTTATACTCCTTGGTAAATTACCTGAAATTATCCCTGAATCTGGCCCTGTTTAAGCAGAATTTTGCCGATGTCTCCAGAAACCCCGGAAACCATTGCAAATCCAATGATACGGTTGTTCGTCCCTGCCGCAGGAGCCGCAGCAACGGCCTTGCCGTTTGCATCCGATGTTACTGCACCGCCACGGGTAATGGTCCCGCCGAACTCTACATCAACAATACCATCAAGCGAAACATCAACCATGCCTCCTGATGTTGCTGCAAGCGAGTGCGACACTCCAACAAGCGCATCGCTAACAGCGGCCCCTTGTACAACAGTGCCATCTGCAGCACCGAACTTTACAATGCGCCGAACTGCAACATCTGCACCTGCAACAAACGTTTTAATTAAAGACGGGTTTGCCATTATTCATACTCCTTGGTTTGGCATTATTGTTTGCTGATGTGTTCAACAGCTTGAGTTATTGAAATCACAGTGCCTTTTTTCGACTGTTCCTCTTGATACTGCAGAGCAAGCTTGGCAACACTCTTAGCGTCCTTTGGTTGGCCTCCAGCAGCACCGCCGTTTGCCATCTCTCCGAACTGGATAACCACGGGAGCAGAGCTGAGGGTTTCTTTTAGCTTCTGCTCTGGGGTTTTTTCGCCCTCTGCAAAGTTGCGCTGGCTGGCCTGGTGCGCAAGCTCAAGCTGCTCGACAAAAGCTTCTTTGTTGGCAGGAATCATTTTGCCTTCCTTGACCAATGCCTCACAAAAGGCAACATGCTCAGCCTTGCGCGCAGCGGCCTTGACGTTCTCAGCCTCAGTTTTGAGGAGGCCGTTTTCGGTTTCCAGAGCAGTGACTCGCTCAGTGAGCTTGGTCTCTTTTTCGGCAAATTCGCTGATCTTTGCCTGCAGTTCTTCAACGGTTGGCATTGTGCCCCCTTCGTTATATGATGCCATGGCCGAAACAGTCTCCGGCTGAGGCGTTGGCTTGATATTTTTTAGCGATTCGATTTCATACTCTGGGATAATGCTATCTGCCTGTTCAAGACCATCTTTGGAGATAAGCCAATCGCGCATTTTGCGCAGCACTCGCCCGATACCCTGGAATGCGTCGGCCTCTTCCCACTCCATGAACTCAAACGATATCGGCTCGCCATCAGCAAAAGCATAGTCTGTCAGGCCCTTGACGGCAGGCGGCATGCCGCCAAGGAACCCAACATGCCGGAGGGCTAAGTCCGGATATAAACTGATAGAGCGTTTTTTATAGCGCCCAGCTTTCCACGCTTCAACAAAATCTTCTGACAAATCTTTGAGGTTGGCATAGAGTGTTTTACCCTTGCGCTCGATGCTCTCCACCCACCCAAACGCTGGACTATTGTCCTTTGGGTGACCAATCACAACCGGAGCTTCGTGGGAGGCCGGATTGTACTTCGATACGATTGAATCCAAATCACCTTCGGTCCACTCACGCACATTTCCCGCACTGTCGGTGTGGTTTCCAGCCCTAAAAACTTCAATCTTGATTTTTTGCGGCATAGTTCATCCCCTTTGCAGATAAGTATAACCCAAACAGATGTACGCAAAAAAGTGCATGGTGCACTTTTTTATTCCCTCCGGTTCGCTTAATTTGACTGATGATATAATGGAGACCACGCACACACCAAAATTGAACTATGGCAGAAAATCAAACACATCACCAATGCCCAGCACACACTGAACTTGAGATGGCAATACGCGCAATCTCAGTACAGCATAGCGAAATAGCAGAGCAAAACAAAGAGATCCTTGAGGCGTTGATCGGCAGCCTGAAAAGTCGCGGCTGGATAACACAGCTAAACGAAATTGCCGAAACGGTCAATAGTATTGATGCAAAATTTATCAAGGCAGATGTCGTGCACCGGATTGAATCGCTTGAAGAGTCATGCGGTTCGCACGCTGAAAAGCTCGCTAATGTTGCATCCGCGATTGAAAAGCTCCAACCATGGTTCACTGCGTTCAGGTGGGCAACGGTTGCTTTCTCTTCGGCCACCATTGTCCTTGTCGCTGGTTTTTTGTGGAAGGTTGCCACTGTGTTGATTAAGGCATACGCATGAAAAAGCGCAGATACACACAAAAGCAAGTCGCAGACGCTCTACTCGCTGCCAATGGAATCATGACCATGGCGGCTGAGATGATCGGCACAAACCGCGAAACGCTGCGCAGCTATCTGAAAGCATTCCCAGAGATTGAGAAGATGGTTGAGGACGGCACCGAGCGGCTACTTGATAAGGCAGAGAGCAACGTCAAATCTGCCATCGATAAAGGCGACCTATACACCTCTCAGTGGTATCTCTCCCGCAAGGGGAAGGGGCGCGGCTACTGCGAGCGCTCAGAGATAACGGGCAAAGATGGGGAGCCCGTTAAGCTTGTTGTGGAGCGTCGCACAATTAAGAGTCGCGACGATTTGATTCTTGATTAAGCTACCGATATTCTACACCCCGGCGCAAAGCCGAGTGTTCTTTGAAACTCCTGGCCGTTATAAAATTGTCACCAAGGGCAGACGCTTAGGGTTTACTCATGGGCTGGCAAACTTTGTGATCGACTCCATGCTTGACGGCGAAAAAAAACTTCTTTGGGTAGATACGGTTCACGGCAACATTGATCGATATATCGAGCGCTACTTTATGCCAACGCTGCGCAACCTCCCAAAAAACTATTGGGACTGGCGGCAGCAAAAAAAAGAGCTCTCGATAAATGGCAGTTTGTGTGATTTTCGCAGCGCCGACCGCCCTGAGAATATGGAGGGGTTCGGATACAACACCATAATCCTGAATGAGGCGGGGATCATCCTGAAAAACCGCTACCTTTGGGAAAATGCGATCCGACCGATGGCACTTGATTACAGCGCCGATGTGATAATCGGAGGAACTCCAAAGGGCAAAAAGCACAAAGGTGCAGAGCATCTCTATTACGAGCTCTTTAAAAAGTGCGTCCCGGCAGAGCAGGCAGGCCCAGATGATAAGTGGGTTTCATTTTGTTTCTCTACCTATGACAACCCACTGATACCACCTGAGGAGATTGACGAGATTGTTGCGGATGTTGCGGCATCCATTCGCAACCAAGAAATATTCGGCCAGTTTATCGACGATCCGAACTCTGGAATATTCAAAGAGTCGTGGTGGCAATACTATCGTGAGCAGCCCAAAGTGTGGATGCGCATTGTTCAGAGCTGGGACACGGCTTTTAAGAGCGGGCGGGAGAATGATTATTCTGTTTGCACAACATGGATGCAGACCAAAACAGGGTTTTATCTGCTGGATGTTTTGCGCCGGCGCATGGAGTTTCCAGACCTCAAGCGGGCAGTGGTTGATTGCTACGAAAAGTATAAGCCGAACATTGTTTTGATTGAAGATGCGGCCAGCGGGCAAAGCCTCATCCAGGAAATAAAGCGGAAAACCTCAATCCCGCTCAAACCGATAAAGCCCGACCGTGATAAAATCGCGCGGGCCCATGCGGTGACACCGACAATAGAGGCGGGCAATGTGTATCTGCCAGAGACCGCCGAATGGAAAAAAGATTTTATTGACGAGTGCACAGAGTTTGCGGATGTCGAGCATGACGACCAGGTAGACAGCATGACTCAGGCGCTCGAAGAGATGATAGGCAATGCTCTGAGTATCGAGATTGTTACCAACACGAAAAAAAGAGAATCAGTGAATCGAATAAAGGGGTTTTGAACCATGGCAAACGGCCTGTGGGTATCTGCGAATCAGTTCAAGGCGCTTTCCGGTAAAAAGCTCCTGTCAACTGAAATCGCCACAACAGAGAACAGTATAGACTACTGGTCGCTGCTCAAAACGCTGCCAAACCCGGACTATACCCTCAAGAAGGCAGGCAAAGACATCGCGGTGTATGAGGAGCTGCTTGCAGAAACGCGCGTATCTTCGTGCGTATCATCGCGCATGTCTGGAATCACATCCTTAGAGTGGGGGATTGGTGTCGGGCAAGATGAAACAGAAGTCTCAAAATTTGTAAAGAGCGTGTTTGACAACTTTGATTTGGACAATCTGATCCGTGAGATTTTGAGAGCAACCATTTTTGGATACCAACCCCTCGAAGTAATCTGGGCTGAGCGCGACGGCAGATTCATCATTGACCGCATTGTAGGCAAGCCGCAGCGGTGGTTTGAGTTTAACACCGACCGCGCCCTGTGCATGAAGCCAAAAACTGGTTTCTCTGATGGAACCCCCGTTCCTGATTACAAGTTTCTGGTGCCCAGGCACAATGCCAGCTACGACAACCCCTATGGCGATGCCATCCTAAGCAAAGTCTTTTGGCCAGTGACATTCAAAAAAGGCGGCATGACATTTTGGGTGCAGTTTGTCGAGAAATACGGCATGCCGCTTGTCCTCGGGAAATATCCGTCTGG